GAATCCTACCATCGCTGGAACCGAATTCCAACATCATGGCTAGTTGGTTTAGTGTTAGCTTCTTTTGAGAAGAGCGTCTGGTTCCAATAGGCAATCCTATTAAAACCCTCGATTTATACCTATATAACCCAACTGACCTCGAATAAAGGCCAGTCAGGTTATAAATAGGGTGTTGTCCCCACCTTTCAATAGTAGCTGGAGATAGCGGTTGCCAAGTTACTCCTCCACCCATAGGTGGTATACCCAAAGTTAATGACTTCTTTACGATTGCAAGGAGGTTTCGAGAGAATATACCCACGGCTTTATCATATCCCCTTTGCATACTTGGCCCGAGATTACTGACCAAGGCTTCTACCCTTTGCCATTCACCTTCAAGTTTTACCTGAAGTACAAGGTCAGATACTTTGGGAAGTGTGATATTGACCTTCCTTGCCATTCATTAGAAATGTTTATCGTAAAAAGCTTTCAGTTCAGAGTAAGCAGTCCTTATGATGCCGTCCTTATGATAATGGAACTCACCCGTATAACCTTCTATTCCCCCGAGCTTGTTTGCCCATTTTTCAGTCCAGAAGTCGTAATAGTTATTAGCACTGTTATAGAACATACAGTGTAACCCACTACATAGACCCACTGTAGGTAAATATAATGGACCTAATATTCGGGATTGAATACAGTGGCCAAATTCATGGTCATATACAGGCTCCTTTAATCCAGAATTTTCTGAAAGAAAGATATAGTTTCCTAAGCTTACTCCACCATTCATTGTTGGAGCCACGTAGAAAGCAGTGCTTCTTTGTTTTAGGATTCTTTTCTCCCCTTTAAAAATTACCTTGTAGATAAGTCCGGCAAGGTTTTGAGGCAGTTGCCAAATATACAAAAAGATATGCACCAGAATATGCAGGAACTTACCAAACTGAGTTTTATGTTGGTGTTCTTTTAAGATACTGGACATTGCCTATTCTTTCTTATTGACCGCCTTTACTTTGAGATAGTGAGCAAAGTACCCAGCAATGAAATACACTATCGGGTAAATGATGAGCAGGAGTGCTACCAGACCGTTGTCCAGCCATCTCCAAATGCAGGAGAAAATGATTACCGATGCTATGGCTAACGCAATATAAAGC